GGAGGAGCCGATCTTGGTGCCGGTATCTTTGGGGTATTGGATAAGGTGTCCAAAGGACTGGAATCCGCAACGGGAGGACTGATCCCACGTGGCGGGGCATTCAAGGATATCTCAGATATATTTAAGGCTGATGCGGAGTTTTCCCGGGCAAGGTCAAACAGATACAATGGCAAGGATTTCACCGATCTTTGGAAAGAAGGGAATTATATGGGTGCCATAGGTGATATAGCCTTGCAAGGCGTAGAGTCGCTTCCGATGTCAATCGGGGCCATGGCCGCTACAATGGCCGGAGCTCCAGCGGCCGGACTCGCAGGTATAGGATCAATAGTGGCTAGCCAGAAATATGATGATCTTGACCAGAATAACCCAAACATGGGAGAGTTCGCAAAGGTATCTAACGCTATTCTTACTGGTACGGCAGAATCCTTGTCTGAGATGCTGGGCGCTGGCGTATCCAAGGCTTGGATGTCAACCTTATTCAAGACGTTAGGAAAGGAAAAGGCACAAGAGGCTATCAAGCGTGGCATAATGGGTAAGATGCAAGAGTTCTATAAAAAATTCGGTATGTTTTTCGAGCCTGTAAATGAAGGTATCGAAGAGGTATCTTCCACGCTAGCGGAGAATATAACGGATAAGATAACAGGTGCGGATCCGGAAAGGGATTTGACCGATGGTGTATTGCAGAGTTTTGTCTATGGAATGGGAGGCGGCGCTTATTTTACTGGGGCCGGAGCGTTGGCTAAAGGTGCGCAATACGTAGCGGATAAAATAGGAGGCAAACAGGCTCAGCAGCCTATCACCGATTCCAATGTAACAGATCAAGGCGTTGAAACTCCTCCTCTATTAACTAAGTCTAGGTTTGCCGAGGCAGAGGAAGAAGGTCGAAATATGACTGATCCGGGCGATATACGGACGGCGAGCAAAAAGATGGAAGAGACAAGGCTTTCCCTATCTGGAATGGTTCCGGGTTTGGCTAGTACGATAGAAAGCTATGTGGATGAT